GTATTGGTGTTGTCGTACTGTGTCCATCCGCTCCGTGTGCGAAATGGATACGCCGCGCCTTGACCGCTCGGATTTACATAATGTAAAGCGCCGTCATCTGCGTCAGGAGAAGTTGCGGTGCTAAATGATGGCTGATAAGGCCCCATGGTGACGTTGCGTGGACGTAAAACCCAAAATAGCGTGAAAGTTGCATCGCCATTAAGTATATTGGTAAAAGATAAAAAGTCGTTGGAGCCGTCAAAGCGGACTACAGGCAGACCATTGATTACGCTAGTCACGCGAGTAGGCTGAGAGGCTACAGTTGCCTGTGTTGCATTGCGAGAATTGCCTGACTTGTCACCCCATTGGCTAATGATATTGGATGACGAATAAGTGAAAGTACCTGCATCATCGGCATCATACCAAACAGACATCCCTGAAACAGGGCTGAGGCCTGTAGGTGCCACGCTTAGCGTCCCTACGATGTTGTTAAGCATTAGGCGATCGCACCTACGACGTACCAAGTGTCTGTGCCAGTCTTAATGCAAGCCGCTGACTTATATTGTGCAACTGTAGGTGAAGCCGCCGTTGCACCAGCTGAAAGGACTGTAGTGGTGCCGGATGTGACCGCTGAGATTGTGCAAAGGCCAGCGCCCTTGTTAAGAATAGTGATAACAGAACCGACAGGGATAGCCGCTGTCGCATTAGTAGGAATCTTTAAGGCGATCGCTGTAGCCTTATTCATAGGGACTAAGACTTGATAAGAGTCAGCAACAGTCAGCGTGTAGTCCGCTGTCTGATCTGCCTTGATCTCAAAGGTGACTAGGCCGTTATAGTCTGCAGCCGTAAAGATGTCGCCTGTTGTCGCTGGAAAGCCTGTTGCCATTGTTTTCTCCTAGTATCCCATTATGGATTGTCCGATTATACCGTAAGTCGATGATCCTATGATGAATCCTTCTACTATAGGCTCAAGTGTTGTAACTGTGCACTTCATTGAATTTGGGGTGATGTCCCATGCTAGACCCTGCACCTGCAAGGTCTTGACGATTGTCGAACCATTCTCCTGCACATTGGTGATCTGTAGATTATCAAAGTAATCAAGACCGATCATCGTATCCGTAGGAACTGCCGTGTCTAATAGATCGACTGTCATGGCATCGATTCTGATTGAAGTCTCAGCTCTAGTGGCGACGTAGATTCGAGCGATGTCTAAGACCTGAGCATCCGTCTCAGGGATCATCTCTGTCAGAGTAGTGCCATGAGGGAAGTACTTAGCCGAAGAATCGACATTTGCAACGACTTGAGCCGACCCACCTAAGCGAGTCATGCTGGCCTGATTGATAATGAGTTTGTCGTCGAACGCATAGCGAAGGTCTGAATATGGAATCCCAGTAGTTTGATTAAATTCAATCGGTGTAGCCGCTAAAGAGCCCACGACATCGTTGCGATCCTTAAATTCTGCCGTGCCATCGGTACGGATAAAGAATGCGCCTTGCTCTGCGAACTCTGCAGCCTTGAGGGCTTGCAAAGATGTGCGAGCTGTAGCAGGATCGGCTTGAACTGTCGTCGAGCCTGTGTCTGTGATTCTCATCGATGTAGGGAATGAGACTTGATCTAGGATCTTTGTGATTCGTGTGCCAGTAGTCTGACCCGCTGTGGCGCTCGCCACGCTTGCTATGTTAGCCATCTGAAAGAGTCTAAAGGCATCTGAGCAGACGATGTCTACATAGCCTAATTCTTGACCAGTTGGAAAAGAGTATTTGTAGGAATCGACATAACCTGAGAATAAGAAGTGCTGGCTGGTTGGAGTAGTAGCTGCAACGCGGATCTTTCTCAAGGGAGTCAGGTATCCTGCGTAGGGCGATAAAGGGTTCTGAGGGTTGAAGGCGCCTGTCTCATCGATTACTCGAACAGTACATGTGCCCGTCTCATAAGTGTCGCGCATAATACTTCTTCCGCGCTGGATCTTGATTGATCGAGTACTGCTACTCAGATCGACTACAGGATCAGGGACTTCCGTTGCAGCGAACTGAGAGACGCCGATGACGCCGTTGATAGGATCGCCAATAGTGAACGGATAGCCAAATGTAGCGCCTTGGCTAAAGTCGAATGAAACAGAGATCGTGGCAGGTAGGCTCATTTGATTGACGGAGCTCCACGTCCGTTATATCGGCTCACGTCGCTGAAAGTACCTGAAAGGGATTGATTTACTTGAGTGTTTGTAACGGCTCCACCAACGACATCGCCATCAAGATTGACAACTACGTTCACCGTACCAGCGGAAGTAGCGCCGCCTAAGGCACCGATGCCTAGATAGTCTGCCGCAGCTCTTGGAGCGATGGCACCGCTAGGCACGTTAAATGTAGGGAATGTAGGTGTAGGCACGTCAGGCGCTTTCCAATTACGATAAGGATTGGGAGCCTCAGGGGTATTAAGTAAAGCCGCATTAAGATCATTTTGACGCTTGACTGCATCAGTCAATTCTTTAGATAACTTAGTCGCCTTGGCTTCATTGTCATCAAGCAAGGCTAATTGAAGGTTAAGCGATAGGCGATCTGTTTCGCTGATCTTGCCTTTAAGGGCAGCAACCATGCCGATGCGATCTAGGTCAATAGTCTTGGCGGCCTTAGTAAGCGCGTTGGTCTTTTTCTGCGAGTCTAATTCTTTTTTCTTCATATTGGCTAAGGCTTTAGCACGCTTGGCGGCATCATTTTCTGCCTTCTTGCGAGCTGTAGCGTTAGGGTCTACATAACCAAGGCGACCAGTATGCTCTGAAACTCTGCCCTCAAGTGGTTTTCCGGCTGCGCCCATTTTGGAAAATTGATCAAGTAATCTTACAATCGGTGAAAAGGTCTTTAAGAAACCTTGTCCTCCCATAGCTTTGTCCAAAAATCCCATGCCGGGTAAAGATTTTATTTGCTCGATCATAATGCCCATGCCATAAATAGCATCGCCAAGCCATGTACCAAATTCCTGCATTGAATCAGCTAATGGTTGGATACTATTTCCACCGCCGGATACCAGAGATAGAGCATCAACCAATCCTTTTCCAATACTTTCCTGAGCCTCATTAGCAGCATTGGATAAAATACCCATCTTGCCAGCATAGGTTTCAAGGTAGGCAGCGTTAGATCCCTTAAATTGGTTCGTAAGTTTTTCTTGGATGTTTGCAAAGCTCATTGTTGTCAGCTCTGCGTTTGTAAGCCCAAGTGAATATTTTTTTAATCCTTTAGTATTTCCAACATAGGCCATGCTTAAATCATTAACTACTGTCTCGTAATCGACTCCGCTGCCTCTGCTTATGTCTAAGGCTTGAGCAAGTAATTCTTGAGACTTTGTGACTGAGCCAGTAGTCTGCAATAGCTTCTGCATGGCTGGTCTCAAATTATCGTCAGCCTCACCTGAAGCGTTAGCAAGGTCACTTATAAACTTTTCGATTCTAGGTGTTTCAAAAGCAAGACCAAGATTTTTTACCGACATCGCTAAACGTGATGCAGCCTTCTGATCTTCAATAAATGCCTCAGCAGCGGCCTTGCCAAATTGAACAATTTTTTGAACGCTAAACGCCGCAAGCATAGTGACGCCTAACTTCTTAACGCCCTTTTCTAATGCACTCGTCGATTTATTAGCTTGAGTAAAAGCCTTCTTGCCTTTGAACTCGCTAGTAATCGGAATCCGTAATTCAGCCATCAGATATTGCCTCTCGCATTGAATTTAGCAGCGGCTTTTTCAAGAGCTTTAATTACTCCGGCCTTAGCCTTGCCTTCATCTTCCTTGTACGCTTTGAACATGGCGCGACCTTGCATCTTGCCTGATCCTGAAAGCGTGCCTTGCAAGCGTGGCGTGAAGTTGCCTACATTTCCGGACTTACGCCCTGATGTCTCAAAGATTGCGCCTGCCGCGGTCTTATTGTGAATTGAAACGGTAGAGATCCAGCCTTGACGATTAGGTTTGGTAGGTGTCAGTTTGTAACCAACGCCTCGACGTGCTTCACCTGCGTCGTACATTGGAAAGGTTGCCGTCTTTACTTCATGCTTAACAAAACCGGAAGGCATAGAAGAATTAGAAGGCATAAAGCCTCTAGCCTTTCTGACCAATGGCTTTAAGAATCCAACCATCTCATCGCGAACTTCTTTGTCTAGATCAGGCGAAAATTGCTTGAGAGCCTTGCGAAGTGCATTAGCGCCTTTTAGCTCTGTAGGCATCGCTTTGCTCCTTCGCTCGGTCTTTCAATGCTTTCAGTAACATCTGTAGCATTGTTGGATCTAAATCAATTAAAGATTGTGGAGGGATAGCCGTCTCAATGCTCAAGCGAGCAATGAGATAGTGGATGCTATCCCTGCCTAGGCCAAAGGGTCAGACTCTGCAACCTCTACACTCTTGAGAGTTTCAAGGAAAGAATCGCCAAATGGCTTGACT